TGACGAATCCCTTGTGCAGCTGCTGTCGGCAGACGCCGACATTGCCTTGACTGTCGGAGGCCGCATCTACGCCGTACAGGCTCCGCAGGGAACGACGCTGCCGTGCATCGTCTACCAACGGGAAAGCCTCGGCCGTGGGCCGTACATGCACATGCAGGGCATGACGGGAATTACCCGCGTGACGTTCACGGTTTCGGCTGTTGGCGAGTCGCTGTTGGAGGTGCGAAACCTCGCGCGAGCCATTCGGACAGCCCTACAATTCAAGAGGACGGAGGCTATTCGGCTCGCCGTGGTCAAGGACGACGACGATGCCCAGGAGCCGCCCGCCAACGGCGAGCAATTGCCGATTTATCGCACGGATGTTTCGGTGGAAATCACGTACACGGAGAGTTGACGCATGGCTGCTGACATCGGACAGGGCACGTATGTTTCGTTCGGTACGGCCGTGCACACGGCGACCGGCTACAAGATCACCGGCGTGAACCACGGCGGTATCTCTCGTGCGGTGGCCGAGGCTACGCACATGACGAGCTCAGCGAAGGAGTTCGTGGCCAGTGCCATCTACGACCCCGGCGAGTTGTCGGTCGAGGTGCTGTTCGACCCGTCCATCAAGCCAACGGGCGACCTGGCGAACGTCGCCACCAATCAGGTCGTGACTGTGTACTGGGCCAACGGCGGAACCGCCGTGGCGCAGTGGACGGCGTTCGGCTTTGCCACCGGCTTCGAGGCTGGCGCCCAGATGGAAGACATGATGAGCGGCACGCTCACCATCAAGCTCTCGGGCACGCTGCCGAGCTAGTGCTGACAGGAGGCGCGGATGGCTCTGACCCGTGAGCAGATTAAGGCCAAGCGGGGCGTGCGGCCCCGTGTCGCCGTCGAGGTGCCGGAACTGGGCACGGTCTACGTCGCCAAGTTCTCGGCGAAAGACCGCGACCGGTTTGAGCAGATGGTGACGGGCGGACGCGTCGGCGGCAACGTCAACCTCGACAACGTGCGGGCCCGATTCGTGGCCATGGTGTGCGTCAACGAAGACGGCACGCGGATGTTCGAAGACGGCGACGCCGAATGGATTGGCGAGCTCGACACGGACATTGTGCAGACCATCGTGGACGCTGGGTTCAAGCTGAACGGTATCGGCGTCAATGCAGTGGAGGAGGCGGCGGGAAAATAGAAAGCCGGCCGGTGCTGCTGTTCCTGTACCGGCTGGCGTTGAAGCTGGGAACGTGGAACGTCGAGGGTCCAGGCGGACTCGCGGAGGTGATGCCGGTAGACCAGCTGTACGGATGGATGGGGTACTACCTCATTGAGCCGTGGGGCGACGAGTGGCTGCGGGACGCAGTCGCACATTGCCAGCGGTACAACGCCAACCGAGGAAAGAACAAGCCGCCGAAGAAGCCCGAGGACTTCATGCCGGTGCCGAAGCGAGCCCAGACGCCAGACCAGATCCTCGCCACGTTGAACGCAATCCCACGCCCACAGTGATGCCATGGCCAAGAACTTCGGACGCGTCAACGTCAGCGTCACGGCCAGCACTGGCGGGCTGACGGCGGGGCTGGCTCGAGCGAGCAAGCAGCTCAAGGGCTTTCAGTCTGGCGTCAGCGGCATGTCGGCGTTGGGTGGTGCCCTTGGGCAGATTTCTCCCATGCTGCTGCCGGTAGTGGGTGGGTTTGCCACGCTGGCGGGGGCAATTGCCGCCCTCGCGTCTGCGACGCGTGCGGCCGAGGCGTTGCACAATCTGTCGCAAGAGTTGGGCGTGGCTACTGGCGACCTGCAGGTGATGCAGCAAGTAGCTGCCGAAACGGGCGTCAGTCAGGAGGCGTTGACTGCTGGGCTGCGGCGTACGTCTCGTATGGTCGGCGAGTTGGCACAAGGGTCAAAGCCGGCCGAGAAGGCGTTTGCCCAGTTGGGCCTGACGATGCAAGACATGGCTGGGCTGTCCACGGCCCAGCAGTTCGCGTTAATTTCGCAGCGCATCGCCGCCCTGCCGCCGCAGATGCAGGCTGCCGCCGCCATCGACATCTTCGGTCGTAGTGGGCAAGGGCTGCTGAACTTCATCCGCTCGGGCGCAGACGGCATCGGGGAGATGGACACGCTGCTGACCAATCTCGGCGTGAAGATGAGCGGTCCGCAAGTCGCAGCCATCGAAGCCATGGGCTACGCAATCGGCCGCCTTGCGTTGCCGATGCAGGGCTACGTCAATCAGTTCCTGGCCAACCTTGCACCCGCCATCACCACGGTATCCAACCTCATCGTGGAGTTCTTCGCTAAGAACACGGCCGGCTGGACAGTGGCGAAGACGCTTGCCGACGGCTTGGTGTTTTCTATCCGCATGGTGGTCGGTGCCGTCACGCTGCTCACTGGCATCTTCCAGGTCTTCATGGCTCTTGGCTCGCAGATTGGCCAGATGTTCAGTGAGGTGTTCTCGCTCATCTTGTCTGGCGTTTCTCGCGTGATGAAGTCAATGGCCGCCTTGGCCGACGCGGCCGGATTTGATGGCCTGGCCGACAGCCTGGCGGAAGGCAGCCGTGGTGCCCGCGCGATGGCACGCGGTGCCTCCGAGATGGGGCAGATGTACGGCGAAGAGGCCGCCAATAGTTTTGCCGCCGGCGTGCAGAATATCAGGAACCCGTTTGCAGCGTTTGATGCGGGATTCGCTCAAGCGCAGGCTGATGCTCAGGCTGCCAGTGCAGCCCAGGCAGGCAGTGCCGCCGGCCAGAGTATCGGCTCTGCCATCAAAGCCGCATCCTCCGAGCTTCGCGCCCTGGTGGTCGGCTCGTCAGAGGGCGAGTCGTTTCGCAACTCCCTGGCCCGTGGCGGCGACCCGCGACTTGCGGGCGGCGACGCCGCGAAGGCGACCGCCGACAACACCGAGCGAACCGCCGACGGCGTCGAGGATGTGGCCGCCGCCGTCCGCGAAATCCCCGGCTTCGGCCAAGCACAGATTGCGATGGTGTAGCCGATGGCCATTCGCACGGTTCGGCAACTGCGGTCGTTTGAGTTTTCGGAAACCAAATCCGAGAAGGGCTCAATTCAATACGCGGGCTCGGTTGAGCTGCTCATTATCTGCACCTCGGCCCCAGACTTCGGTGCCATCAAGAACGACACCAACACTTGGCCGGAGTTCTTCAATCGCGCGATTCCGCAGATCAACGACTTTGAGCCGGTCGGCGGCATTGACTTCTATGTCACCGGCCGAGACTTTTCGTACTACGACGATGAAAACGAGTTCTGCGTCAAATGCACTGTGAAGTATGACGCGAAGCCGGTTGACATCGACAATGACAAGGAAGACGAGCCGAACGACGAAGAACTGACGTGGCTGAAGATTTCTCTGCAGTCGCTGCAGGAGCGTCGCCCGGCAAGCGAGTCAAACCAAGATGACCCGAACGAGCCAATCAAGCCGCCGCTGAACTCAGCTGGCGACCCGGTCGACGGGCTCGAGGAAGACACTGCCCTACTGCGACTGACGTACACCAACACGAACGTCCAGGCACCTGACTTTCCGCTGCTGTTCACGTACCTCAATACCTGCAATCAGACGGCTTTCCTGGGTGCCGACCCGTACAAGCTTCGTGTCACCGGATACGGTGCGGAGTTTGACCAGAAAAATCAGGTCTGGAGTGTTTCGGTTGAGTGGACATACAACCCAGCGGACTGGAAGATCCGCTACTACGACGTGGGTTACAACGAAGTTGTCAGCGGTTATCGGATGGCCGTGCTTGATAAGTCAGGGAACCCCGTGTCAAAGCCGGTGGCGTTGAACCCCGACGGTTCCGCCAAGGATGTCGGGGAAGAACCCGATGTGCTGTCAATCAAGCCGTATGACGAGAAAGACCACACCACCATGCTTCGCAGCTGTGGGCTGCTGCCGTAGGAGAAAACGATGGCCAACGAAGTTTCTGTATCGCTGACTGTTGCTGTGGCAAATGGCAACCACAATGAGACATTTCAGGCCAGTGGCCTGCGGTTCAGCCAGGCGGCCCAGGGTGTCCACGCCCAGATCGTGAACGTCACGACCAATGTTTCAACGCTGAGCATCGGCGCCATTACGGCGGCTGGCTACGCCGGGTTTCGTAATCTCTCGACGGCCACTAGCGGCACGGCGTACGTGGCCATCGGCTCGTACGACGGCACGAACATTCAAGAGTTCTGCAAGCTCGCACGCGGTGCCGCAGCCGTTGTGCCGCTCGTGCCGACCGTCACGCTCGCAGCCAAGGGCTACGGCACCACCGGAAAGATTCGGTACGTCGTGTTTCAGGAGTGACCCGTGGCCGACACCTTCGGGTTCTCACTGAATGACGCCAAGCGAATCGGCAAGGCTGTTCGGCTCATTGAGCGGGACGAGCCGCGCCAGTCGCTCGGCGGGCCGAATGACGCGGCTATCTCGCGTGGCGTTCGCCTGCTTATCGCCAAGCACGAAAGCACGGCCGGCTGGGCCAAGGAAACCACGGCCATCGTGACGGTCTACAACGGCGACCCTATCGCCTCTGCCGTGACGGTCGTGGCCCACAATCAGTTCCTGACGTTCTCGACCACGACGGCTTGTACGCAGCGGTGGGTGGCCCTGGGTCACAACGGCTGGGGCTGGTATGCCGTGAACCAAGAGCGGGTGTGTACTGCGACGTGCTCGATGGAGGTCGCGGGCGTGGATTTTTCTACGCTCCAAGGATACCAGCCGACCGCGACGCAAATGCTTGGCCACGCTGCAGGTTGCATTCGGTGGTTTGATATTGCCACCTGTGCGACGGCGACATCGGCATGACGCTCATCACGTTTCAAGACGGCAGGCCCGTCATGCGTGACGGCAAAATCGGCACGGAGCAAGAGTGCTGCTGCTCTGCTCCCTGTACGTGCAACACATGCGAAGCACACATTTACGTGAACGGTGTCGAGCTGCCATTCACGCCGTTCACGGACTTTTTCGGCAATCCGACTTGCGACCCGTGCAGGCTGATTGATGCCAGCCCGAACTCCTACGCAGATATCCCATGCGCGGAAACGCCGCCGTGGGATCTTGCGGAGGCGTGCGAGGAGATTTTTGCAGGCTATCTCGATTGCGACGAGCCACAGCCTGACCCCGAGAATCCACTGCCGCGTTACGATGGATGCGTCAGCATTGAATGTGGCTACCGCGCTGCTGCGTGCTATTTGTGCGAGAACGACCAGCCTACGGTTCGCATTCACTACTTCGCTATTTACACGGTTAATTTTGCCACATGCGAGGGCGGCACTGAGACTACGACCTTTGTGACGCGGTTCTGGTATCGCGACTACGCCCTGTCATCGCTCCCGCCGTGCGACGGGCCAGCCGTTACGCTTGAGCAGGTTGGCGACGATGTTGACCTGTGGGATACGGACTGCGGCCAGACCGCCCCTGGATACGGCCAGGGCCAGATGTGCGGCTGCGACCTCACGGCTTCCATCCTGTGCATCGGGCCGGACTTCCCATGATTACCGGGCGCCGCTCGTCGTTTGAGGCTCGCTGCCGCCAGCGTGGCTACACGCTCGACGAGGTGCGGCCGTGCATTCTCAGCGAAGACGGCGAAACCATCACGGTTGACGAGACGCACGCGGCTTACCCGCGTGCCCGCCCAGGCTTAGGCGACATGGTCGCCGCAGGACTTGCGTCTGTTGGTATCACCAAGGCAAGGGTTTCGGCGGTGCTCGGCCGCGACTGTGGCTGCGCCAAGCGGCAGCAGGCGTTGAACGAGCTCGGCAAACGTCTAGGGATTGGCGGCAATGCCGACGCAGGACCATCACTTCCGCCTCAACGGTGACGAGCCGTGGCTGATCCGGTTCACCACGCTCAAGGGTGCGGCGTATGGCTACACGTTCAGCCAGAAGGCCAAGCATCCCCGCATCATCCTCGACGCTCGCATGCGTGGCCGGAAGAAGCTCGAGGTCATCGTGCACGAGCTGCTCCACGCTCTGAACCCGACGCAAAGCGAGGAACACGTCGAGCAGCAGGGCAAGGATATCGCACGCGTGCTGTGGACGCTTGGTTATAGGGAGGTGAGCGATGGCAAAGGCAACGACTAGCCTGGCCGACGATGTCCTGTCTGCCGTGACGAACTACAAGCCGGGGCAGCGGACGTGGTTTGACCGGCTGCCGCCCGAGGCCCAGCAGGAGTTGCTAGCGGTTCGCGAGGCGTTCGATCCGACACTGCATCAAAAGCGGGCGTTCTATAAGGCATTGAAAACCGCAGCGGAGAAACGTGGATGGCAACTCGTGGGCGAAAAGCAATTCGGCGATTGGCTGCGCCAACGCTAGCAGACGACGTTGCCGAGCAGATGGCGACGGTGGACCGGCTCGCAACCGACGCGGAACTCGCGCGGCTGCGGTCAGAGGTGGCGTCGTACCAAAAACGGTACAAGGCCGCCCTCCAGCAGATTGACCGCGAGCGGGAGCGGGCCGATGCACTTGTCGCACTGCGGGGCATAACGGCGACACGGCCGCCGCAGCGTGTTGCGCGGAGCGACAAGAAGCACGACGCCACGATGGTGGTGCTGCTGTCTGACATCCACTGCGAAGAGACGGTGCGACCAGAGACGGTGAACGGGCTCAACGCGTTTGACCTCGACGTGTGCTCAGCCCGGCTTGCGGAACTCCAGCGGCGGTTCCTTGCCATGCTGGAACACGAGCGGCAACTGGCTCGCGTGGACCGCGTCGTGTTGTGGATGGGCGGCGACCTCATCAGCGGCATGATTCACCCGGAACTCGCGGAGGAGAACAGCCTGCACCCACTGGCGGCGACTCGCTGGATTGGCGAACGGCTGCGGGGATTCATCGACGCGGCGGCCGACAATGCGAAAGAAATAGTGGTAGCGACTTCTTGCGGAAATCACGGCCGCACCACGGAGAAGCTGCGGACGAACGAGGCTGACACGTCCTATGAGCATCACCTGTATCTCACCATGCGTGCCGCTGAGACTAACAAGCGGGTCCGCTGGCTCGTTGGTGAAGGCCACCTTAACTATGTGGACCTCGACGGGTTCAAGATTCGTTTCTGCCACGGTCATGCCGTGCGATACCAGGGCGGCATCGGCGGCATCCACGTGCCGCTCAACAAGGCGGTGTCGGCATGGGACGCGACACAGAAAGCGGACCTCACCTGCATCGGGCACTGGCACCAGTTCTCATGGTCACGCTCGGGTCGCTACGTCACGAACGGCAGCGTGATTGGACACTCCGCATACGCTGTGCGAATCAAGGCGACATACGAGCCGCCGTGCCAAGCCGCCATCGTGATTGACCACGGGCGGCGCGAGGTGACCAAGGCTTACCCTCTGTTCTGCGACCACGATTTGCGAAAGGACACCAATGACCGCCGCCCTACTTGAAGCCGCCAACGAAGCCCTCCGCTCTGCCGTGCGTGACCGCCTGGAGGCGACGCCCGCCGATGACCCGAACGAGCTCCTGGCGGCCTCCGTGCAGGAGCAAATCGCCAAGTGGTCGCGAATCATCGACGAGGCAGAGGCTAAGTACGCAGCCAGCAAGGAGCCCCGCCAGACCGGCGACGGCGTGATGGGCGACGCCGTGCATCCAACGTCGCAGGCATTCTTTGACTTGTGCGATGCGTTGAAGGAAATGCACCGGAGGAAATCGAGCGACTACGGGTGCCCCAGCGGCACAGATCCGCTGGCGAACATCCGCAACGGGGCGAAGTTCGTCGGCATCCCGTCGTGGAAAGGTGCGATGGTTCGCCTGTCGGATAAGGTCACGCGGCTGGCGACGTTCAACGCCACTGGCCGCCTGGAGAACGAGAGCTTGGAAGACAACCTCTTCGACCTCGCTTCGTACTCGCTGCTCGCCCTGCTGCTGCACCGCGAGGAACGCGATGCCTGAACCGTTAAGCGATGCTTATCTGTTGGAGGCCGAGTTTCGCGCCCGTGCCTTCTCGGGTGCCTTCACCGGCACCGCTGGCACGCTCGCGGCTGACGTGCTGCGAGATGCAGACGCTCCACCCCGAGAGCGTCGATAGCATCGTGAGCGATCCGCCCTACGGGCTGTCGTTCATGGGCAAGGGCTGGGACCACGGCGTGCCCGGCGTCGAGTTCTGGGCCGAAGCTCTCCGCGTGGCGAAGCCCGGTGCCCACCTGCTCGCGTTTGGCGGAACGCGCACGTTTCATCGGCTGGCGTGCGCGATTGAAGATGCGGGCTGGGAAATCCGCGACTGCGTGATGTGGGTGTACGGCAGCGGGTTCCCGAAGTCGCACGACGTGAGCAAGGCGATAGACAAGGCGGCGGGAGCGGAGCGGGAGGTGGTTGGGAGAGGGGTTTGCGGAGAAACCGCCATCAGCGACAAGGCAGGGGAAGTGGCTGGATACAGGCCGAAGGCATATTACGAAGGGCGGACGGGGTTTGACATCACCGCCCCCGCCACCGACGCGGCCCGCCAGTGGTCCGGCTGGGGCACGGCGTTGAAGCCCGCCTGGGAGCCAGTGATCGTGGCCCGCAAGCCGCTCTGCGGCACCGTCGCGGAGAACGTGCTGACGCACGGCACGGGCGGGATCAACGTGGATGGGTGCAGGGTGGCGTCGAGCGACCAGATCGCCGCCGTCACCGGCAAGGCAACGCTCTGCGGAACGCGAGACGGCTACGACCGACCTTGGAAGCACGACCCCGCCGCATTGGCTGCACGGCAAGAGCGGGCGAACGCTGCCATTGAGAAGGCGAACACGCTAGGCCGCTGGCCCGCCAACGTCATCCACGACGGCAGCGACGAGGTGGTGGGGCTGTTTCCGCAGACGGGGGCAAGCAGCGGCAGGCCGAGACGAAACACGGCGGCGGCTCATAACGCGACGAACAGCATGGGCAAGTCAGTGGCGGATTGGACGACGCTCGGACACGACGACAACGGCGGTTCCGCCGCCCGCTTCTTCTACTGCGCCAAGGCGAGCAAGGCGGATCGGGATGAAGGGTGCGAGGGGCTGGTGGCAAAAACGAACGACTGGCAAAGGCCGACTTCGGGGCTGTCGCAAGGGAAAAACCCGGCGACCGGCGAACGCAGCGGCGTGACGATGAAGCCACGAACAAACCACCACCCCACCGTGAAGCCCACCGCCTTGATGCGTTACCTCTGCCGCCTCGTCACGCCACCGGGCGGCGTGGTGCTCGACCCGTTCACAGGCAGCGGCTCTACCGGCAAGGCTGCCGTGCTCGAAGGGTTCCGCTTCATCGGTATCGAACGCGAGGCCGAATACGTCGAGATAGCCAAGGCGAGGATCGGGGCGGCAGAGGCGGGGGCCGGGCCGCTGTTCACGCAAGACTGAGCCGGGCCTGGGGTGTGTGGCGCGAGTCATCCTTTCCTCGCGTCGCCCCCAGTGCCCGGCACGCTATTGCGCCAGCCGCTCCACGACGTTCCCTACCGTGGCGAGCCATTCACGCACGCGAACCTTCTCATCCGGCGTCAGCCCTGTTGCGTGTTCGAGCAACCGGCAGACCACATTGCAGACGCTACCCAACGCTTCGCATTCCTCCAGGCTGAACGTCGCCTTTGCCAGCAGGGCTTCGTAGTCGTCGCGGCTGACCCACTGGCGACCGTCAGGCGAGCCGTAGACGTTGACGGCGTGGCGACGGGTGTCGGCGGCAAGGCGGTTGCTCATCGCGTCACTCCTGGCGGCTGGTCCGCATCTATCAGCATTCGCCGCTCCTCACGCAAGGCGGCGACCTCCTGGCGTAGCGTGCGAACCTCGGTGCGTAGGCTTGTGATGGTAGCGGCTGCGTCGCGTAGGCAGCGGCACAACTCAAGCCGTTCAAAGTCCTCGGGCGGCGTGTTCGCCAGCGTGGCATTGAGGCGGGCAATGATGTCGCTCACTTCACCTCCGGCGGCTCGGGTAGCGGCATCCAGTGGGTGACGTTGATTTCGTCAATGTCGCCGTCTGCGTGCTGCCAGAATCCATCTTGCGCGTGACGGCTCATAAAGGAGACGTGCGATCCGCTTGGCGTTGAGATAACGACCAGCACAGTTGCAAACTCTTCCGGCAGCCGCTCCTCGACGGGAATCCAGCGTGGTATCTGCTGCCCGAAACTGCCAATGAAATGCACGGCCGCCTTCATGTTCGCCGCAGCGTCGGTCGGGTTGAACGCAAAGCCGTTGGGTGCCTTGCCTGCCGATGCCTTTTCGTAGGCGTCGGCCAGCATCAGAAGGTTGTCGATGACTTCGCCACAGGTCAGGTTGTAGTCCTTCATCTCCATCGGCGGTCTCCTTTCGCGTGGCATCATACACGGTCACGCTATTTCACGCTGATTGCATGGCAGGCAATTACGGCGAAATGGCCTACCTCGGCTTCCCCGGCCCGCCGCCCAGGTCGAGAGGCGGGAGGTGGTCGAGTGCAGACGGGACGCCTGTGATGCGGGTGTCGTAGTAGTGATTTTCCGCCATCTCCTCTGACGAGTGCCCCAGTTGCGTCTTCGCGGACACCCCGGCCCGTTTCAGGTAGCTCGCCGTCGCCTTGCGGATGCTGTGGAACGGGTGGTAGTCCACTTTGGCGGTTTCGCACAGCACCTTGAGCGATGCGTAGCACGACAGCATCTTCCTGTTTTCCAGCCAGGGCCACACAAGGCGGTCTGCCGGGCGTTGGTGCATCGCCAGCACAGCGGCAAGGTCGGCCGATATCTGCCGCGTAATGGTCTCCCTGTGGCCCTTGCGCGTGGCGGCCAGGAAGGTCAGCGTGCGGCGGTCCAGATCCACTTCGCTCCACCGGAGTTGCATCACGGCCCCGATGCGTTCGCCGGTCTCAAACATCGACCGGATTTTCGTAATCCAATACCAGGGTGCTGGCACGTCGCCGACAAGCCCCTTGCGATAGCGTGCCGCCTCAATGAGCTTTTGCAGTTCCTCGACCGTGTAGGCGAC